ATTGTGCAGTTCTAAGTGGTAATACTGAATAGAGTTCAATTAGAGCAAAGTTAATATTAGTAATAACTCTAGGTTGATCAATATCTTGGATACCACTTGTCTCTATACCACCTAAGGATAAATTAGCTAATTCACCATAAGTAAGGTAATTAAACACTTCGGAAAGAAACATATACCATCCTATGTAGTGTATACAAATTAATTTGAAGTATAGCCTTATATAATATAGGAGTCGAGGCTGTTACTGGTTGAACCAGAATCATCACTCCATAATGAGTTCTCTACATCATCAGGTTTAGGGGAGTCAGCACTAGGTTTCCAAGCTTTCATACTAGGTAACATAGAAATAGGGTCAATACAATCATCATGTTTAGATTTCATACCAGCTGGACTGATTAAACTTAATTCAAGCATTATCTCCATAATTACTGGATCATCTTGCATCTCTTCTGGGAACCACATCTTCTTAAGCTTAAACATAGGTTCCATAACCATAAATCTAACCATCTTATTAGTGTTAGGTCTAATACCTGGTTTGTTTGAATTATGATCAGAGGCAAGAGTAAAATAATTATTCCTAACCATCATCTGTTCTTGAATCCAAGGAATAAAACCTCCTTGCTGTCCTGTAACCTCTATACCAACACTCTGAGGTCTATATATCTGAGCCAATCTAAACAGATCATTGATATTCTCATTCATGGTCTGCCTTTTACATATACCATCTACCCATAGCCAATCGCCATTAGCATTATATGCCCATACAAATATAGTACTAAAGTCTGCACTAGTCTCTTTACTAGTAGCAAAGTCGGTAGTGATATAAAAGTTAAACATCCCTTTATTGTGTAATACATTATTACGCTTATACCAAACTATATCAGAATCCAATATTACACGATCATCATCACTCATGATACGTAACATTAATTCCTGGTTAAAGTCAGCTACCCTACCTTGTTTCTTAGCAAACTCATATTGCTCTAGTACATACTCATAATTAAATCTATCAGGCCATGCTCCTCTAAAATCCTCCTTTCTACAAGGAAACTCTTCACATACAGGAAATACAGATACATGCCATGCACCACTCTCTACTGCTTTATACAATGGATCTCTAGAGTTAAATGGAGTACCACTCCATATAGTTTTAGATCTAGTAGGATGTAATGCAAAGTTAACTGCCTTATTAACCGTAGACTCTATAGATTCAATAATAGTAGTTGATCTAGCATCCTCATCTGATACCAAGTCATCCAGAACTGCTAATTGAGGACGTTTACCCATCTCCTTAGCACCACGTACACCCGTTTTTCCTCCGTACGCCTTTATTATTAGAGTACTACCATCTATATTTTTAAACTCCCATCTAATATCAGTAAACCTAGTATAAGGGATATATTTCTTAAGAAATTCAGAATTTTCCCATCTAAACTCTAAATTCTTACGCATATTCTTAACACCATTCTCAATGGAGTCGGATACATATATAGCTAAATCAATCTTACCAAATCCAGGTATCTCTCCATAAACAGCTATATATAAAAATAAGTACTCCCCTAGTACAGTAGTATTATGTGTAACTATGTAATCTCCTGCTAAATATGTATGAGTAGCGTTATCTACTGCAATACATTGACTTGGAATATCTTCAATATCAGGGATAGGGGTAATACTAACAATACCTACTTTATTTTGGGACTTAAATAATTGTCGATTAGCTTTACGAGGTAAATGAAATACTCGCTCATTAATTCTAATATTAACTCTATAACTATTATCCATAGGAGTACAGTTAGCTATGCCCCCCAAAGAGCGTACTAAATCTACTACCCCTTTTGCTAATGCCAATGAATTACTACTAAATGCAATACCTCCATTAGTATAGCAAGTGCCATCTGTATCCATTAATCCACGTAGTAATTCTAGTCGCTGGTTATGGGACCCACAAAAATATTCAGTAGGTATAAATTTATTATCCCCATGGACATTAATACCTAGCATCTTAGTAATTTTACCTAATTTTTTAATACCTTGTGTACGTACACTAGTATTCCGTTTATCAATATAAATACTTCCAAATTCATATGGAATTTTATTTAGGTATGTATCGAAATCGTCAATATGGCCATGTAAACGAACATACCCAGTATTACTATCTATAGATCCATCTCCAAGAATAGCTCCCAATGTATACGGGTCAATTGGGAGAGTTTTTTCTGAATACTGGATACTTTGGTTGGTAGGAATCCAAAAATTACATTCAAATCCTTTAGGGTTTTTAAGGGTTTTTTTGCGATCGGTTGTAATAGCGTATTGGAGTAATTCTTTAGTACTTAAATTACGCCGTTGATACTCAGTAACACATTTCCCCTTTCTCCCCCCATACCTGACTTTACGTTTATGAATTACAGTATTTATATGATCTTCACTAACTATTAATTGCCTTCCATCTTTCAAAAGAATTTCATACATAGGTTTATGGAAAACCTCACTTTTAGCGGTAACTTTGGTACGCTTACCATCTTCCCCAATAATAAAATCCCCCACTTTTACATCTGCAATTGTAGTTTTACCTGTATCTGTAAATAATACAGTATCAAGAGGTAAAGCTTTAGCAAGACCCCTTGAGCACATATTAATAATCTTTTTATTATCTCCAGCTACCTTATCCAACATACGATAGTGGACTACAGGAGTCTTATGCTCTTCTCCTTCAGCACCATTAACCAACTTAATAAAGATGATGAAATCTAAAGCAAACTCACTAGGAGAATACGAATCATCTGGAGCATATGAGACTGTATTAAGCCAATCTTCTACAGACTTTTGAGTAATCTCCATTAATCCAATACCTCCCCTTCAATAACTGTAATTAACTTACTCTCAGCTACCTCCTTAGTATCCATAGCTCCTGCTTCAAGCATAAGCCTTTGCTGTTTAACCAATTCTAAGGTACTAGCTCTCAACTCATCTATAGCAGAATCCTGCTTAACATTAACATCCAATTCAATCTTAGAAGTTTCAGGCATCTTAAGATGGGTTAACAAACTATTAGCAGCATCACTCCTAACTTTAGGACTAACCTCATCATCAACCATCAAAGCAGCTTGAACATTAATAGCTTTTTGATACAAATCAGCATTCAAAACATGGGTAGGAACTAAAGTCTGGCTATAAATCTTATTAACCAATTCAGTCTTATTGTAAGCAGAAGAAAAGCTACTAATCTGCCTATTATCCATCCCCTCACTAACCATCCTATTATATCTATCAGGAAAGGTCTTACAGTATGCCTCTATATTACTTGATCCAAGTAATTTATGACTAACATACCTAACTGCACTCACATAACTAGTAAGCTTATACCTACCATCATTCATAACAGAGGTATAACTTAACAGATTATCCCTAAAATTCTCCCTCAATTGAGGATCAGCAAGTAATCCATTAATATCATCTATAATTTCATCTGTTACTGTACACTTCTTAGGTAATACCCTTAAGAACTGCTCTTTAGTTAATACCTCAGAGGTAGTAGATAAATTCATACTAAACACTCCCTACCTAAGCCAATTTAAGTCTACTTTCTAAGATATGCGCATACTTACTCATAACTACCATCTGCTTACTTAATAGCCCTCGTTGGACTATATTTAATTCAGTAAACTTAGAGCTACTAGTAAACTTAGATAATTTAACCATTTTCTCATTAAGATCATTATATTCTTCTAATAACTCATCAACACAGTCACTCATTTAATAATCCTTGCTCATATTGAACCAATCTATTAGCGTAATCCAATAACTTCTTAGCCTCTATTAATGGATCATCTTTCTCACCATACCTACAGGTATACCTATCAAATTGAGCCAACATCTTAGCCCTAAATACCCCAGGAGCATGTTCTCTAGCCCATCTATCAATTAGATCCTCTTTGGATTTACCTAAATACCTATCCTGTTTAGTACTAGCAGTACTTGATGCAGATGTAATCTGATAACAAGTATCACCTACCTTTATAGGTAATCCAGTATCATTGTAATACTTAAATACCATAGGCAACTTATCATCTGATATATCCCAATCTTTAAACGAACCATATGGATTCTTATTCATATACCTACTATACCTCGTTATATCTCTCATTAATTTTACCAAACATCACTATA